ATTGAACGTTTAAACATTCACTCCAGTGAATCATCATGGGCTGGTACCGAGTTTGATGCAACACTGACCAATGATGGCACCATTGACGAACTGCACGATCAAATTAAAAATCTGGTACAATTACAGCAGCAGCCCAAGGTAGCCTAGATCGATATACCTCAGGTTGGCAATTCAAACAAATTGTTTTGAGATTGACATTGGTGTTGTTTTTCAAGTTGCCATCTAGATAAAACACTCTAAGTTGATCCTCGGGATACTTGGCCTTAAAACCACATTTTTCACAATGTGGTTTTTTTCTATACCCTGACCGAAACCAGCTGGGTGCTGGCGGTTTACTCTTTCGTCCTTTATGTATACACGGGGTACACAGGGTACGATAGTGTGTGCGACCTTGTTTGATATAATTAACTGCCACTGGGTTTGCACCACATGGGCACATCTTTCTTGCTTCCATAACGTATTTAATCCTATTTCGTTGCAAAGGACCAACAACGACCTACTTTTGCATGTTGCATAATAAATAACTACAATGTTCTTATAAAAGGAAACAACTATGGCAGCATTAGTATCTCCAGGCGCAAGCGTAACGATTATCGACCAAAGCACCTATCTACCTACAGCAGTAGGCACCATCCCCTTTATTTTGTTTGCTAGTTCAGAAAACAAAATGTATAACAATGCAATTGCACCCGGCACTACAAAAGCTAATGCTGGTAAAGTATACGGCATTGCTAGTCAACGTGATCTAGTGACCACTTTTGGTACTCCAAACTTCCGTTTGAGTTCAGCTGGTACACCACTTAATGGCAATGAACTAAATGAATATGGCCTATTGGCAGCTTACAGCGCCTTGGGTCTAGGTAACCTAGCATGGGTCATGCGTGCCGACATTGATTTGGATCAATTGGTTGGTACCACAGTACGTCCAATTGGTGCACCATTTGATGGTACCAACTGGCTCGACACAGCCAAGACACACTGGGGCTTGTTTGAATATGATCAAAATGCCGACACTTTTGTTGACATGGAACCCACTGTTATCACTAGCACAGCTGATACCGTGGTAGAAAATGGAATTCACTTCCCTAAAGAAAGTTTTGGTACTATCGGCAGCTATGCGGTGGTTGTCAACGACACCAACAACTATGTGTTCTACAAAAACAGCATGAACGTTTGGGTTCAAGTTGGCAGTGCTGATTGGCAAAGCAGCGTACCTGCTGCGACCAGCGGCAATACCAGTGTCAACATTGTTTCTGCTGCAGATTTTGCCATTAACGGAACAACTGTATCAATTCCCAGCGGCACTAACGAAATCTCAGCTATCCGTGATATCATTAATGCACTAAGTATTCCTGGTGTATATGCTGACCTAGACATCACTGGTGCATTGATCTTGTACGCAACTGCCGCTGCTGAAAGCAACGGTACCGATGCTGATGGTGCTATACAATTAGTAGACGGAGCCAACACTCCATTGACAACAGCATTGAACTTGTCTCCTGGCATGTACTATTCGCCTGTTATACATTATGGCACATATGCACAAGTGCCTGCGTGGCACAAATTGGATGCTATTCCAAGACCAAGTGGCAGTATTTGGGTTAAAACCACTGCTTCTGGCAACGGTGCTAACTTTGTGTTTAACCAATACAACGCAGCATTGGGCACATGGAACACACTAGCAGCACCTTTGTATGCTGATGGTTTCGCTGCATTAAACGGCCTCGATTCAGCTGGTGGTGGTTTGAACATTCAAGCCGGCACTATTTTTGTTAAATACAACACCAACAATGATGGTAATTTGAGTTTCAAATTTTATTCATCTACAACTGGTGGCGTTACTGCAGTAAAAGGCAGCCAAGCAGCTGGTACATTTACCCCACAAGATCAATTCAACATGATTGTTTCTGTGCCAGGTAGCAGCTCGCCAAACACATACACTGTCACCATTAATGGTACAACTGCTGCAGCTTTTGTTTCTGGTGTTCTTGCAGCCAACATTCCTAACGTGACCGCATCAACAACAGCAGCCGGTATTATCACAATTACACACCTAGCTGGTGGTATTATTACTCTTGAAAACCTTATGGGCGGTTCTGGTAGAAACCCAGTTACCACAGCAGGTTTTGTAAGCGGCACAGTCGGTGTTGTTCCCAACATTGTTCCTGGTGCGATCAACTTGGCTCACTGGTCAGTGGCCAGCTATACATTCAGTGCTACTGCACCTTATGTTGCACCTGCTGATGGTACACTATGGTATTATAGTGATCCAACTGAAATTGACATCATGGTTTGCGACACTGACGGCTGGAAAGGCTACAAAAATGTACCACGCGACAGCCGCGGATACAATTTGCAAAACACTGACCCCAATGGTCCTATTGTTACAGCTAGTCAACCAATCACACAAAGCACTGGTGCTTCACTAGTGGCTGGTGATTTGTGGTTAGACACTGGTGATTTGGAAAATTGGCCAAGTCTATATCGTTACAGCTCATTGGGCAGCTGGGTTAAAATTGACAACACTGACACCATCAGCCAAAATGGTATTGTGTTTGCTGATGCTCGTTGGGACAATACTGGTACTACTGACCCCATCAGTGGCGCTTACCCAAGCATTGCTGCATTACAAAACAGTGACTATATTGACTTAGACGCTCCCAACTATGAATTGTATCCACGTGGCACATTGTTGTTTAACACACGTCGCAGTGGTTATAACATCAAACGTTTTGTTGGCAACTACTTCAATGCTAGAGCATATCCTAACATGAGCTTGCCAGCAGTTTCTGCAACATGGGTTACCGAAAGCGGCTTGAGAGAAGATGGTACACCATATGCTGGACATCATGCTCAACGTGCATTGGTTGTACAAGCTCTTAAAGCAGCTATTGACAGCAGCTTGGATATCCGTGAAGATCGTTACAACTTCAGTTTGATTGTTTGCCCCGGTTATCCTGAACTAGTAGCAAACATGATTCAATTGAACAACGATCGTAACGACACTGGATTTATTATTGGTGACACCCCAATGACATTGCCAGCCAATGTTACTGCTATCACCAACTACAATGCAACCGAAGCTATTAACCATGACCCTTATGTGGCATTGTACTATCCCAGCGCAATGACCAATGATTTGAGCGGACACGAAGTTGTGGTTCCACCAAGCCACATTGCACTACGCACATATCTACGTAGCGACAGCGTGAGCTATCCATGGTTTGCACCAGCTGGTACACGTCGTGGCCTAGTTGACAATGCAACTTCGATTGGTTATGTGGATGCCAACAGTGGTTTGTTTATCACTACTGGCATTAGCCAACAATTGCGTGATGCATTGTATCCACTAAACATCAATCCGATCACATTGTTGACCACTACAGGTCTAGTGGTATATGGACAGAAAACACGTAATCCAGTGACATCCAGCATGGACCGTGTGAATGTGGCACGTTTGACCAACTACTTGCGTGTGATATTCCAAGCAACAGCTAACGGTTTCTTGTTTGAACCCAATGACAAGATCACACGTGATCAAATCAAACAAGCAATTGAAAGTGTATGTAACGACTTGATAGCCAAACGTGGTATTTACGACTATTTGGTAGTTTGTGATGACACCAACAATACACCAGATCGTATTGATCGAAATGAATTGTATGTTGACGTTGCAATTGAACCTGTGAAATCAGTTGAGTTTATTTACATTCCTGTTAGATTGAGAAACACTGGCTCAATCGCAGCTGGTAAAGCATAAAGTGCATATATAACTGCCATCCTGGTGGTGGCAGTTATGCATAGGAATACAGATAAATAAGTATAACCGGAGAATATTATATGTCAGTTGCATCATTAATTAACTACACAGTACCCCTAGCAGGTGGCCAAAGTGCAACCAGCCAGGGTCTGTTAATGCCAAAATTGCCCTTCAGATTCAGAGCAAGTTTCGAAGGGTTCGGAGTAAGTTTAGGTCAACGTGTAGAATTAACCAAACAAATTGTTTCGTTCGCAAGACCCACAGTTACTTTTGAAGATATTGCTATCCACGTTTACAACTCCAAAGTCAATTTGGCTGGTAAACCTAGCTGGAGCGAATGTCAAGTTGTATTGCGTGACGATGCACCTGGAAACGTTACCAAACTAATTGGCGAACAAATCCAGAAGCAATTTGACTTCATGCAACAAAGCACTGCCAGTAGCGGTATTGACTATAAGTTTGTTACACGTCTAGAAATGCTAGACGGTGGCAACGGAGTTAACACACCATTGGTATTAGAAACATGGGAAATGTATGGTTGCTACATCAAGAGCGCAGCCTATGGCGAAATGAACTACAGCACCAACGAGCCAGTTCAAATCACCATGACCATGCTGTTTGATAATGCAGTTCAAACACCACTTGGTACTGGAGTCGGTACGTTTGTTGGACGTACCTATGGACAGAATATAACAATGTAATTCTGGTATCAATTCTTATAACACCCGGCTTAGGCCGGGTTTTTTATTGACATAAATATTACATAAGGATCTATCCACTTTATGGCCACCAATTTTCCGCCACCACAGTCAGCTAGCGAGCCGGTTTTAAGAGATTATCAGCACGCCAGCAAATTATTTGTGGGCGATAATTTTAGACTATCCCCCAAATATGGATTCCTGTTCCATGTGTACATTGACATAAACGATCAGGTGGCCAGCTTTGGGCAAGACAGTTCTATTACCAAGACCGAAATTGGTATGTTGGCCAAATCAGTCAGTCTGCCCAAGTTCAACATTGATGTTAAGAATTACAACGCATACAATCGAGTGAATTATGTACAATCAAAGATCAAATACGATCCTGTACAAATAGCATTTCACGACGACAGTGCTGATGTAGTACGAAATTTTTGGTACGATTATTTCAACTATCACTATAGAGACAGCGACTATCAGGAA